CCCGCATTGGAGGAGAGGTTGACTAAACCTCTGGGGTCCTCGAGTCACTATCACTCAAAAAGAGATGATAGTTAACGAGGGAAACAGCGCGAAGCTGTTCCAAGCCGAAGTTTACACAGTCTGGGATAAAATCCCAGTTCGGTGTAATACGTTTCCTTCGGTAGTAGAACACCTTATTACTACGGATAGTAATTTGGTGCCAACTAATGTAGCCGCTTAAGTATGCATAGAGCAGTCCCTCATAATTGAAGGAACGTTTCTTAGCACGCTTTGGGCTGATGACGGTGGAATCTGAGATCCGCAATTTCGGGGATCTCACCATGAAAGGCCGATAGAGCACAGACTTTGTGTTTGTGTCTCTAGTGACCTTTGCTACTGGAAGGTGTTCATAAAGCACCTTGAAACCAGCGTCATCATTTTCCGCTACAGGTACGAGGCACTTATACTTGCTCGATTGATAGAGCAGGTTAAGTGTCTCTGGAAGTGGAATGCGATGAATCGCACTCCACTCCTGTAGACGGTTAAAGGCTACATACCTAGACTGTTCCGAAGCTAAACTTTTTACGTAAACTGCCCGAACAGGGTAGCCGTCGTAAAAGTCAGCCCCGCAACTCTCTCGGAAAGACCCTTCAAGAAAGGTCTTGTCTGCATTTTCACGGAAACCAAGGAGGTTAAGAAGACGTATTACTTGACGAGATAATTTTGTCTCGACTATGATATCGTCTCCGTTAATTCCATAATTTCCGCAAACAATACCACCTCTAGGGAGTAAGCGGGTTCTCCGCTTCTTCACTCCGTTGAGATGGTATACAGCAGACACAACGCAACTAAATATGATAGTTTGCAAAGGGAAAGTATAACCATTCCCCATAGAACTAATCATATATAGTTCTTGCCAGCTCCTATCTGGAAGCTGCACATGTGATGACCGAAATAGTTCCAATGTCCCCATTAAAGTCTTGGGGAGGAACTCACGGCACATCGCCAGTGAAATAGTGTCCGAAGCAGACGACAAATCTATTGTTGATAGATTGCCATCTGTCGAGCCACTCTTTGCAAGCTCGCGATTAAAGGCTTGTTGTATAGAGAGGTCAATACCCGCACTTTTCTTCAATAGTTGTGTGAGTACTGACTCAACCCCTTTCTGAAAATACATATTCAGAGTGGGCTCTATACATATAACCCGCGAGACGTCATTCCTTTTCGGTACGAAGGACAAGCGCGATCCATTTACCTGTTGATAAGAGCCATGCCTTTGATAGCGGTTTTCTTCCGCAGATCTAAGCATAGGATATCTGTTACAGTGGATCTTGTACAGTGAATAGAGACTGGGTTTAGTACAAGTTAATGCACTGTCGAACATCTTCGTATAGAAGTCTGTTCCACGTGCACCTATACTAGCACCAGGTCCTGCTGCCCCCTTGAGGGCAGATAGGTCACTGAGAGGATCATCGTCGAAGAACTTATGGATTTCCTCACGGAAAGTACCAATAAGCAGATCGTCGAGTAGCGTCTCAGTTCTCAATGACCAATCCTTACATGCTTTGTTAGCATCAAGGAACTTAGAAAGTGCGACGTTGTCCGCATCTGATGAAACTTCGCTAATACACTTTTTCAAGAGATTAGCTAATAACATCTTGGATGCGTACATACGGCCCCGGTCTTCTGGGGCTAGCTCGTCGGCCACGCGGTGGCCAAGAGCCGTCACTAGGTCATTCTGTACCGCTTGATAAAGAGCAATAGGTGTAATACCCATAAACCTTTCTCCTTAAGTTACGTCATGTCTTCATAAGTAATAGAAGATACGAACCATGATACCCTCTTTCTCTAAGACTAGAGTTAGAAAAGTATCAGCTGCAATGGTGGTTATAACACAAAAGAGTGCTATAAACACAAGCTTATGCTTACGCATACCTTTAGATACTGCCGGTTTCGGCAGTAGATCCAAGGTCTGAGCTGAGGTCCGAAAGGGCCCCAATCAGAAGCGACAATGCAGCCTGGACGTTAACCGTGTCATACGTTTCAGTCCCAGCAGGAACCAGAATTCTGGTTTCTACTATGACATTACGTGTGGCCTGGTCGACGGCCGGTGTGGCTCCATGACGCACCCGAACTGTATAAACATTGTTCGGAATGTTGGAGATTACCCCAGTTACCGGATTAGCTGAGCCAATTTGGCGCAGGTTAGCCGGTCGTTCGACGGTCAGAGTAAATGGAGAGCCCACAGTGTGGGTTGTTACTCCAGTCTGAGTACCGCCGAGCGCTGAGACGTACCATTGCTTAGAATGAGCATTTGGTGCAGTATCAGATACCAGGGTGTAGGTTGGACTTGTTAGGTCCGCTTGGGTGCCACCTGTTAAGGGGCTAGTCGGGGATATTGCCATAAGGCGTTCTCCTAGGTTACAGTTTAGAAATAACGTTTCTAGTCTCTTCCGACGCTTTCAGTAACGCATAAATATTGACGTACTGAGTAACGTGCTCTGGTAATGAGATCACCAGACCCGGAATTGGGACATCCGATAAGGGTGTCCTTTCCACGGAAGTTTTCCAGAAACGAACGGGACGAGGTTCGAACTTATCAATAACGATAGTCGCGTCGGGATATGTGCCTTGAGGGTATGGTTTAGCCCTCGGAGCAATAAACCGGCACTCGCTGGAGTTACGTTGGGTATGACATACCCAATCCAGCTTAAGACCGATGTTTGATAAGCCCGCGATTACTTCATTTAGATTAGTGAAGTAATCAATCAAGAAGGACCAAGGGATTAACTCATAGATGGTGGGAGCGAAATTACGAGGGTGTAAACCCAAGTGTTTCCACTCTTCACCAACTAATCCCTCAATGCTGACTGACCCGTAATACAGATGTTGAACATGGTCCTCTCGGACCTTAATCCAACTGATCTGTGCACCACTTCCTCCGTAAAACACGGAAGATCTGGTACTACTTACGGTCCTTGAACTGACTGCTCTAACAGCACGAGACGCCTTAGAAGAATGGATGGCGTAGGACATAGCGTCCTCGACATCATTCACTAAGGGCCTTATGCCGAACGAGTACTCAAGCCAAAGGTCAGCGAGGTCACGGTGTAGCTTAGCGAGATCCTTTTTCGACGCGTTCTTAAGTCTCTTAAGAGCGCGGAGGAACTCACTTTCGCGTACACTACCCTGTGTGATAAGTTTTTTCATATCACGGTAAAGGGTATCTGTCAACTTAATGACAGACTTTCCTCTCTTCTTGACCAGAGCTACAGTTTCAACAAGTTCTCCGAGGATAACGCCGCCTTGTAGGTCGACGAAAGCCTCGTTAACTTTCTTATGAAACTTGCCCTGTGCCTCGTTTTCAGCTTCGCTAGAGGTTAAGTCACGTAAGGCAGAATCGGTCAAAAATGCAGGAGGTGGATAGATCCAAGCCTCATGCATAATTTTCCGAGACGCATAGTACTTCGGTTGATTATAGAGAACTTTAATGTATGAAGGGAAGTTAGGTTGATCAGAATGAACTCGAATACCGCTAAGCGCGGTAGTCGCATTCTGTTTCTTCCGAACTTGGTCCTTCCATTTGGGGTTCTTCACCCCGTCTCTATATTCAGGATAGTTACCGACTGATATATAATCAGCGTTAACTTCCGTACCGTTCATCCGGACATAGTGATATCTATGACCCTTGATGAGACGGTACGACCGCTCTATATGCGTTGTTTCTGCCATGTTACTCTCCTTTAGGACTAAGCTGAGGATATCACAGAAGTGTGATACCCAGCGAGGGAGCTTTCGCT